CGCGCTTGCGCGCGTCCTTTTAATCCGAGAATAATGCTTTCGCATTGAATCTCGTTCAACTATGGAGAATTATCTATGAGTTTCGTGGCTGGGTCTGGGAATCAAGTGATAGCAAGTTTAGTTGTTACGAAGGCCAGGTACGTCTCGAATGGAGAGGGTCAACCCTTCTCCTATTGGGGCAATTCTGACCAACCTTTCAACTACTACTACTATCGCGACGATGTTCCGAACTGGTCACGGACTTGGGACAATGCTTCAACGTTGAGGGGTGCGTCCGGAAAACTGGATAAATCCCAATGGCCATGGAAAGAAGTTGTCGTTATTCTTCCCCGTGGTCCTAAGCTAAGCTACAAAATCACTCTTCCAAACGGAAAACTAGTTTGGGCCAGACGGCCCATTCAAGTCTATGTCTGGAAGCGCGTTCCCCCTCAAAAGAAGCCAAAAAGTAAAAGGAAAGTGCCTTTAATGACACCACCTAATGCTCTAGACTTTTACAGGAGGGATGTGAGCTATCATTCCTCGACCGGCATAACTGTCGATCAACATACCCCTTGGGGTATTTATAGGGATGTTGTTAGTGGGCCGTTGTGGACCGAGTTTTCAATTCTCGGTCAAACGGTAGCTACGCGAGCAGGTTTTGATCTGAATCGTCCTTTCATTGATTCAGACCAGATAAACACCCTGCGAGCGAAGGCCGGTGAGAAGGCACTAAATAAGTTCCTAACGAAAGTTAAGGACGAAAAAGTGAATCTTGCACAGGACCTAGCTGAACGGGCCCAGACTGTTAAGATGTTTAGCAGTCTTGCAGGGCGGCTTGCGAAAGCATTGCTCGCTCTTAAGAAGGGTCAACTCGCTAAAGCTTCGGGTCTGCTTCTTCCAAATACTCCAAAGGGCGTTTCAAGCGATTGGCTAATGTACCAGTACGGTGTAAAACCATTAATCTCGTCTATAAACGGATTGATGGAACACCTGACCAGTGGCAAGCCTCTTACTTTTGACATCACTGCGAAGCACACGGAGAAGTTTGGCCCAGAGAAAATATGGGAAAACGGAAGCATAAATGGATTTTCATCCACCGCTGAAGCTTTCCACACTTGCGAGGTAACAGTTAAGTATAAGACACGGGTCACTGTCAATTCGACAATGCTCCGTGATTTTGCTCAGTTGGGCTTTAGTAACCCTCTGAACCTTGCCTGGGAGCTCGTTCCGTATTCTTTTGTGGCCGATTGGTTCATACCAATCGGAGCTCACTTATCGAATCTCGACGCGTACCAAGGCCTCTCGGTTAGCTGGACTACGAAGACTACCTTCATAAAATCGGAGATAGTCTACGAACGACAGTTTGGTGGCACTAGCGGTGGTGTGGTAACATCTTCCGGGTCTGCAGGTTCTAGGACAAGACAAATCTACTGTCAAAGGTCGCTAATTGCGCCCCCAGATGTAGGTCTCCCTAGCTTCAAGGATCCGGTTTCTGTCCTCCACATCGCAAATGCCATCGCCCTTTTAATCCAATTAAAGAAATGAGAATTATATGCCAGCTTTCGCTGCTATTACTTTGAAAGATTCTGCTGCTGCAAACGTCGTCCTGAGTCCGCTCTCTCTTGATGGTGCTGGAGTTGCGAAGTGGATTGGCCCAGTCTCGGACAGTGCTACCGCTGCTAGCGTTAGCTCGTTCGAGGCAAAAGTCGTCGCTTCGTCCTCCGTGTCACTCCCCAAGAACGGCTCCCAGGTCGTTCGTGTCAAGCAAAAGATCACAGTGCCCGTCTATTCGGCGGCCACGAGTGCAAAGACCGGTGATGCCATCTTCTCAGCTGAGTTCGTCTTGCCGGCTAGCGCCGGACAGGGGGACTTGACCGATTTGGTGGCAATGGCCAAGGAAATGGTTGCCTTGACCCTCACTAGTTCTGCAGTCACAGCGTTTGAGCCGGTCTATTGACCTGTTTTACGCCGTGGCATCTTCCTCTCTTATTTTAATTTGAAAGGTTCCAAATGTCTTTAGACACTGGATTGCGCGATCGAACGATCGCAAGTTTCTTCGAAGCTCTATCCTGCCCCCGCTCCTTGACTTGCCACCTGATGTATGTTCATGGTGAACACGCGCAGTTGGCGAATCTCGTATGGGACCCGGTGTTTTACAACACCACCCAATCGGCGGCGGATAGCCTCGCTGCAACGAAGTTCCTCTCGAAAGCAACATTCCTTAAGGTTGGAAACAACCTACGGGATGAAGCGATTTTGAAGTTCTTAGAAGCTGAGGTACAATGTCGCACCACGAACAGATCTATCGATGGCCTGCTAGCAACTGACTTAGAGTTTTTCACTCTTTTCCAGAGCATGCGGATCACCGTTGAATCTATCTTAGGTGAAATAGACGTTGAAAGTTTCGTCGATTCGTGCAACTGGGGACCTGGAGCTTCGACAAAGATACGTCGACGCGACAGTTCTTTCCCACACAAGTTCTCGGAAGAAACGAGGATAACAACAACCTGTTACGACTTGGTAAAGCCGTGGTTCCGGCTCGCGTATCCCTTATGGGATCCGCAGTTCGAAATCTCCGACTTCAGCAAGATTGTTACCGTCCCGAAGAATGCGAAGACCGACCGCACCATCGCCATAGAGCCAGGGTTAAACCTCTGGTTCCAAAAAGGCGCTGGACGCTTGATTCGTCGCAGGCTGAGGGATTCGGGCATTGACCTCGCGCAACAAAGCCACAATCAGGACCGTAGTCGAGTTGGCAGCAAGACTAATCATCTTGCTACCGTCGATTTCAGTTCTGCTAGTGACACTATTTCGCGTCGGCTGGTCGAGCTGCTGTTACCGAGAAATTGGTTTCTGCTGCTCAATAGCCTGAGGTCAAGCCGCGGTGCTCTAGGATCAACTCAGATTTATTATGAGAAGTTCTCGAGCATGGGAAATGGATTTACCTTTGAACTGGAATCGCTGATCTTCTTTGCCGCGGCGCGTGCAGTATGCAAACGTCTAGGCTTGAAGGGCGGTGTTTCAGTCTATGGGGACGATGTCATTATCCCAACCGGAGCTTTCGAGCTCTATTCATCTTTTTGTGCCCGTTTAGGCTTCACCGTAAACAAAGGGAAGAGTTACTCTTCCGGTTGCTATCGAGAGAGCTGTGGCGGACACTTCTGGATGGGTAAGAGCATTAAACCGATATTCCTAAAGGAAGATATAAATGGAAAAAGAGCAACCCTCAAGATGGCCAACGCTGTTAGACGCTATAGCATGGTTCAGTTTGACAATTATAGTCTTGCTGGCTGTGATAAGCGCTTTTATAACGTATGGAAGAATCTTGTTCTGTTCCTAGGCGATAAATTGCCATGGATCAGCGAAGGATACGGCGACATAGGCCTCATCGGAAATTTTGATGAAGCACGTGAAGTCGTTTCCCGAGCGAAGCACGGTTACGAAGGTTACTATACCCGTGTTTGGGCTGTTCGGCCGAAGAAGAAATTCTTCGACTCCCATGGTCTGCACCTTTCAAAGTTGCAGGCAATCGGTAAGACAGTTATCATTGACGATTTTCTCGCCCATGACCTGTCCGAAGCTTTAAGCATAGGGAATGAATGTCCTATGCCCGGCCGCGTTACTAACACCCGAATTCGGGTTTTAGTACCTAGGTGGATTGAATTAGGGCCGTGGGTTTAACCACGACTCGTTTCAATTTTATTTTTCCGTTTGAGTGATCAACGGGGGAGCCACAATTGTGGGAGATGTTTAAAACCATCTTAACTGAG